AAGAGGAACTATATCAGCATTAATTAATCAAGCTGTTAATGAACAAGGTAGAGAGGCAGTAGTATAATGTCAGGTGCTTTTCCAATATCAACTTCTGCGTTCTCAACAATGGGAATTAGATCATCTCAAAATACAATTATCTCATTAACAGATAGTGGTAAAAAATTATCAAGACAAATAGATGGTCAAAGATTTGGATTTACTGCAAAAATTATAACTGCAAAAAGAGATGAAGTTTATGGATTGCTAATGGCTTTTATAATGAAACAAAGATCAGGCAAAGAAAATTTTACAATAGTTCCACCAGAATTAAAAAATGCCAAAGGACATGAGAATGGAACAGTACAAGTTGATGGCGTACACTCTGCTGGAGATACTACTATTGATATGGACGGATTTGCTCATGATGGCACAAAAAGATTTAAAGCTGGAGATTTTATAAAATTTGCTAACCATTCAAAAGTTTATATGGTAATTGAAGATGTTACAGCTTCAAGTAATTCAGCAACAGTTACAATAGAACCACCATTAGTATCTAGTCTAGCAGATGATGAGGTAGTAACTTATGATAATGTACCATTTACAGTATATTTAACAAATGATATTCAAGAATTTGGAACAGTAGGTGCTAACGCATCTGGAGATTTATTATATCAGTTTGAATTAGATGTTGAAGAAGCACTATAAATGACAAAATATTTAGTAAGGCATTATGTTACTGCTGACTTTCTCGCAGAAAAAGTAGTAGATGAATCTGAAATTGATTTAGAAAAAAACAATTTAAAACAAAATACTATTCCAGATGGAAGTTTTAGCTTTATTATGGTAGAACAAAGCGAAAAACTAATAAGAACAACCTACGAGAAATATGACGAGAGCCTTAACAACAGCAGTAAAGAACCAACTAGCAACAAATGATATAAGACCAGTTCATCTTATTAATATCGGTTTTAGTACTCCTATTAATTTAACTGATTGTTCTTTTCCTTTAACTTCTTCAATATCTGGTTCAGCAGTTACATATTCTGCAAGTGATTTTATATTAGATATATCTAGCTTTAATGAACAAACTGATATTACTAAAGGTACATTAAACCTAACTTTATCTGGTGCTAATACAGTTTATATTGCAGTTGTACTTAATGAGAATGTAATTAATAGTGATGTAACTATTTATAGAGGAATATTAAATAGTTCAAATACACTTATTGCAGACCCTATATTACTTTACAAAGGAACAATTGAGGGTTTTGATATAAATGAAAACAAAACACAGAGTTTATTAAATTTAAAAATTGTATCTCATTGGGCAGACTTTGATAAAAAAGCTGGTCGTCAAACAAATCATGCTTCTCAAAAAAGATTTTTTTCATCTGATAATGGTATGCAATATTCAGCAAAAGTTGTTAAAGAATTGAAATGGGGTAAATAATGAAAGATATTATTTCACTTTATCGTAACTTTGATTTTTACAATTATTTAACAGATGAAGATTTAGAAAGTAACTTTGAGCCAAGTATAAAATTAAATCAGTACAATAAACATTTTAAAGATAATAAACTAATAGGTTTTACTAATTGGGCTTTTCTATCAGATAGTAATTTACAAAAATTTAAAACAACAGGAATTATAGAACTATCAGAATGGAATAGTGGAAATAACCTTGTATTTGTATTTCTTATAGCTTTAAAAAATTTAAGAAATATTTTCTATTGGTGTATAAACAAATCTAAAGAATTTATTAATATTAACAAAGACTTTACATGGTTAAGAATACAAGATGATAAAGTAAAAAGAATTATAACAAGGCGTATATAATGGGTGGTGTATTAAGAACTATAAAAAAAGTTGTTAAAAAAGTTGTAAAAACTGTTCTTAAAGTTGTCCAAAAAGCTATACCTTGGTTGAACCCATCATTTCCTAATTATCCAGAAAGTAATTTTGGAGATTCTCCAATGGATTCATATGAAAAAGGGCTTTTAATAAATAAACAATCTAATGACGCAAATATTCCTGTAATTTATGGAGAAAGATTAATCGGTGGAACTAGAGTATTTGTAGAAACTGGTGGAACTGGTACATTATCAAATAGATATTTATATGTTGCACTTGTTTTATCAGAGGGAGAAATAAATTCAGTCGAACAAATATATATAAACGATAGATTAATAAATTGGGACGGAGCATTAACTCATGGCTCAGTAAGAGCAACAACTCGTGGTTCTAAGAACTATTATATTAAAAGAAGTTATAAAGATTTTTCTTTAGTTCGAGCACAATGTTTTATGGGTAAAGAAAATCAAACTTCATCATCATTATTATCAGAAGCATCAGGGTGGGGTTCTAATCACAGATTAAGAGGACTTGCCTATATTGGTTTTAGATTTAGATATTGGAATGGTTATTGGGAACAAGGGATTCCAAGAATTAAAGTAAAAGTAAAAGGTAAAAAAGTAACAACTTATAATTCAAGTTTGGTTGAACAAACTCCATCTTTCTCTAATAATCCAGCTTGGTGTATTTTAGATTATTTGACAAATGAAAGGTATGGAAAAGGACTTGCAACAACAGATATTGATTTGCAAAGTTTTTATGATGCGTCTATCGTTTGTAACACTCAAGTAACTCCTTATAGTGGTGGTAGTAATATCCAAATTTTTGATACAAATTATGCCTTAGATACTGGTAGAAAAATAATTGAGAATTTAAGGGAAATGATTAAAGGTTGTAGAGGCTATCTTCCTTATACACAAGGTAAATATAAATTAATTATTGAAACAACAGGCACAGCTTCAATCACACTAACAGAAGATAATATTTTAGATGGATATGTATTGTCTAGCCCAGAAAAAAATTCAAGGTTTAATAGGGTTATCGCTTCATTTGTTAATAAAAGTAAAGACTATCAAATAGATCAAACTCAATGGCCACCTCGTAATGATAGTGGGCTACCAAGTGCAGACCAATTTCAAAATATGAAAACAGAAGATGGTAATGTTTTATTAGAATTAAAAGCAGATTTTCCTAGCATAACATCAGTTTATCAAGCACAAGAAATGGCAGAAATTATTTTAAGAAGATCAAGACAAGCATTAGGATTACAATTAACTGCTGACTTTAATGCTTATGATCTAGCCATAGGGGATATTGTAAATATTACACACGCATCATTAGGTTTTAGTTCAAAACCATTTAGAGTTTTAGGAATAACTTTTAATGAAGAATATACTATTGACCTAACTTTAATAGAACATTCAGATTCCATATATACTTGGGCTTCTAAAGATGAAGAAGAAGCAGAGCCAACAACAAACTTACCAGACCCATTTGATAGTACAATTGATTTAACTACTGTAGTTGGTTTTATGAATTTATCTGACACTATTGTTGAATATAATGATGGTGTAATAATAACAAAATTATTAATTGATTTATTACCATTAAACGAATCATTTACTATTAACTCTGAAACAGGATTAGAAGATGACCCACCAGATACTTTCTATGAATATTTTGAAGTAGAAATATCAGAAGATGGAACAAACTTTTCTTTAGTTGGCAGAGGAAATCAAGCAAGATTTGAAGTTTTAAATGTTAAAGATGATGTTACTTATACTGTAAGAGTTAGATATGTTAATATTGTTGGAGAATTTTCAGAATATATAACACAAACACATACCATAGTTGGTCAATCTGCACCACCAAGTAATGTTGAAAACTTTTCAATAAATGTTGTAGGAGATCAAGCAATATTAAGTTGGGATGCAGTTACAGATTTAGACTTGTCTTATTATGTTATCAAACATAATTCTAATACTACTGGTGCTACTTGGATAAATTCTAAAACAATAATAGATAAAATTGGACGACCAGCAACTACTGTTACTGTTCCTTTTTCTAAAGGTACTTATTTAATTAAAGCAGAAGATAAGAGAGGAAACCAATCACTTAAAGAAACTTTAATTGTTTCAACTATTGAAACACTTAATTACACATTAGAAACTACCATAAATGAACACACTGCATTTTCTGGTACTAAAACAAACGTAGAAGTAGTTTCAAAAAATTCAGTTAATCATCTTGGTTTAACTGCAACAGGAACATTAGGTGTATCAACAACATCTGTTCCAAGTTCAGGTACTTATGAATTTTCAAACACAATTACATTACCAGCAGTATTTAAAGCTAAATTTGAATCTAATGTTTTGCAAATTGTAGAAGATGTTGCTAATTACATTGATGCTGGACGACCAGATAGCACAACTTTAATAGATAGTGGTTCTCCAGACCCTTTTGATGGCAAAACAGTTCAGAATAGTAACACAATATTACAAATATCTACAAGTGATGATAATGTTACTTTTAGTGCTTTTAAAAATTTTACAACAGGAGAGTTTTCAGGTCGTTATTTTAAATTTAAGGCATTATTTACTTCTGCTGATCAAGATTCAAGAACTCTAGTTAATACACTTTCTGTTACAGCTAGTTTAAAAGAAAAAATAGAATCAGGTGCAGATATATCTAGTGGAACAGGGGGCAAAGCAATTACTTATTCAAGTGCATTTAGATTAAATCCAGCAATTATAATTAGTGGTCAAAACATGGCAACAGGAGATTTTTACACAATCACAAATAAAAGCACAACAGGATTTACTATTGAATTTTTTAATTCGTCTGGTACAAGTATAGACAGAACTTTTGATTTTCAAGCAAGAGGAACAGGATAAAATATGTCACAAGTAACACAGATAGCAGTTGATAACCAAACATTCGCAACTTTTAGAACTACTTTAAACAGTAGCTTAGACGCATTAAATACAGGTCATTTAGGTTCATCAAGACCAAGTTCAGCAGTAGCTGGAACTATTTGGCTAGATAATTCTGCAACAGATACTATCGCTATGAAACTGTTTGATGGAACAGATGACTTAACATTATTTTCAGTAAATACATCAACTAACGCAATAACACTTCCTAATAATATTTCTATTACAGAAACTGACCCAAGTGCTATTCCATTTGCAATCGCTTTAGGATAAAAGGATAAAATATGGCTAACAATTTTAATGACGCACAAATAAGTTTAACAGACGCAACTTTAACAGATGTTTATACTGCAAGTAATAAATCACTTGTTATTGCTGGTACTATTTCAAATACTACAACAACTTCAATTTTAGTTAGTTTAAAAAAATATGATAACTCAGCAACTGCTGGTAAATTTATATTTGAGAATGTTCCATTACCTACAGGCTCATCTATTGAACTTCCTAAAATAGTTTTACAAGCAAGTGACAAGATTCAGGCTCAAAGCGATAGTGCTAGTGGTAATGCTGATGTTCACTTACAACTTTTAACAGATGTATCGTAATGAGTTATTTGGGCAACGCACCAGCTTTAGCATACACAAGTTTTGCTAAACAAGATTTTACAGTAACTGCAACCACATCTTATTCTTTAGACCACCCTGTTGCTAATGCAAATGAGTTAGCATTATTTATTAACTTTGTAAGACAAGAGCCTACAACTGCATATTCAGCAAGTGGTACTACATTAACACTAACAGAAGCTACATCATCTTCAGATGACATGTATGCAATTTTTCTAGGAAAGGCAATTCAAACTGTAACACCTGCAAATAATTCAGTTACAAATGACATGTTAGCAAGTGGTGTTAATACAATTGCAGAAGCAGATATGTGGAGATTGTCTGCAGATACTAATACTGGAACATCAGGAGATATAACTGCTAATTGGGAAAGAGTGGATAATTCAAGTTTTGGATATATTGGAACAGGATTAACTGAAAGTTCTGGTATATTTAGTTTTCCAAGAACAGGAATTTATCATATTTCAGTAAATTTTAATTTAGTAGTTCAAGCTGGTGATACAGGAGTAAATATTGGAATGTTAGTTACTCAAGATAATTCAAGTTATTCTGATGTATGTAGACCAAACAATAATGCACCAAGTTCTTCATCAGATAAAGCAACAAGTATAAATTTTCAATATTTCTTTGATGTTACAAATATTACTAACGACAAATTTAAATTTGATACTTTTAGTTTTAGTGGGTCATCATCTGTAAAAGGAAATTCAAATAAAAATGAATCACACTTTAGTTGTATTAGAATAGGAGACACATAAAATGGCAATATCAAAAATACCAAGTGCAGGTTTTCAAGACAATGTTAAGTTCAGAAACATCATCATCAATGGTGACATGAGCATAGCACAAAGAGGAACTTCAGCTACTGGAATAGGTAATGGAGATAATGGTTATCATACAGTAGATAGATTTAAATTTAGTGAAGCTGGTACGCCTACAGCAGAATTTACAATGTCACAAGAAACAGATGTACCTACTGGTCAAGGATTTGCAAAATCTTTAAAATGGAATTGTACTACAGCACAAGCAAGTTTAGGTACATCAGATAGATTAACTTTTACACAAGGATTTGAAGGTCAAAATTTACAGTATTTAAAAAAAGGAACATCATCTGCTGAAAGCACAACATTATCTTTTTGGACTAAAAGCACAAAAACAGGAACATATATTTGTGAATTAAGAGATTTAGATAATGGAAGAAGCATATCAAAATCATACACAATAAATAGTGCATCAACTTGGGAAAAGAAAACAATTACTTTTGCTGGAGATACAACAGGAACTTTAGATAATGATAATGCTTCAAGTTTTAGTGTAACTTTTTGGATGGGTGCTGGAACTAATTTTTCATCTGGTACTTTAAATACTTCTTGGAATACTTTAACAGATGCAAACAGAGCAGTAGGTCAAGTCAACCTTGCAGATAGCACATCAAACGAATGGTACATTACA